TAATCTCTGTATTTTTCTTCCTTTTGCATCACAAACCCAACAATGCCAATATTGTGTTTTAATATTAACTTGTAGTTTTTTCTTATGATGATGACAAAAAGGACAGAAATGTGCCTGTTCATCATTTTTCATAGATGTTCCAGGCCCTAGAACATCGTTTAATATATTAATAACTTCTTGTTTCTCGTGATGTGAGAGCATAATTACACTTTTAACAATACAAATATACGAAAAATATTTTAATTATCCAAGTCTTTTCTAAAAAACTTTCCTAATAAATTATCATTTAGGGATAAATCATCTCCTAATACATCGTGTGCAAATTGTTCTTGTAGTTCATAATAGGTTAAAGCCTTCTTTCCTTTACAGAATCTAAGTATTTCTAACTTTAGTGTATCATTGATATCACTTCTTCTATCTTCTTCTAAAGCCAGTGCATTAGAATGAAACCACAACTGTACTGTTGCATTTGATGAACGATAATCTAACCAATTAGATTCTTTTTCAACCATTTCATATTTCTTCATTCTCTTATCTGTAAGAGCAGCTGTTTCTTTTTTACCAAACTTTCGTTTCCTAATAGAAACTACTTGTTTTTTACCAATGTAAAATTCACCTGTAATTCCATTAGTTATTTTGTATATAAAACCAAATGTACCATCTGGCATATCTGATAGTTCTGTTATACTTTTTGAATTATATGTCCAACCCATAGTTAAAAATCTTGAAATCATTTTCATACCTTTCTTTTATGATATTCTTCATCCAATCTTCAGTATAAAATGCATTGTAATACATTTCTTGTTTTAAAGTTGGATGTTTATCATAAATTGGATTTTTGTTTAAATGTGGTATTTTTGAATTATGATTTAGTTTATTTAATAATTTTTTTATTTCATCTTCATAGTTTTCATATCTTGCTATATATGATACCTGTTTATCTTCAGTTCTACCAGCATTTATATAATAACTTTGAGGAAGTATATCTAAGTGATTTTCATTATAAGTTTTTAAAAAAGTTTGAAAATCATACTTAAACTCATTTTTTCGTAATCTATGTAAATAAGCAGAAACCATTCTTGTATATGGATTTCGTACTATTGTAAATATAAAAAACTTTGAAACATCATTTAATGCTCTAATAGAATCGTGTACAGCAATAGTTTCTGTTCCATCTATCTTATTAAGAATATTTGTTAGGGATGTTCCACCAGTTTTTGGTATATGAATGTAAGCCCACTTCTGAGCTCTGTTTAAAAGTAAACCCAAGATAGGAAATTTATCGTGATACTGAATCAGAGTATTTTTTCTGATTTAACTTTCCGCCTCTTGCTTGTCCAAGTGCTTTATCATCTTTGTGAAGTTTGTTTACTTCATCTGCAGATAAAGGTGTTTTATCTTTTCCTGTATTCGCTAATTTAGCGAATTCTGATTTTTCGTATAATTCTTCTATTGATGCCATATTAGTATCTCCTTTGTATTATATAAATATAGATTAAGTATCAAAACGAATAATGATGCTCATATCATAATCTGGTAAATTTTTAATTGGAGTAGGTAATTTAGCAACGGCTACCATCTCGTTGTTATCATTATATAATCCTACTGTTGTTATGTATGGTGTTAAATAAGAACCTGTTGGGTCAGTTTGTCTATAAGTATCATAATCATTCCAACTACCTGTTGTGCTTCCATTATAAGATGAAGTATATGCTGATTTTTTATCTATATCAGTTACTTCTGTAATCTTTTTTGTACCACCTGGTATTACATTATTTATTTTTGTAATTTCGAAATCATATGAACCACTTATATTTACACTAACCGCTGATGGATTTTGTGATGTATTAAACTCTCCAGCATTTGCAGTAACTAAAACTTCTGTTTCGTAAATTGTTTTTGTTGATTTAAAATCAAGTGTATAATTAATGAAAGAGGTTGCGTTGGTAAGTACAATTAATCCCTCGGAATAAAAAATATTTCCATACTTTACCTCATCTATATTCAATCCATCGAAATCAAGTGGAACAGATGTTTGTAATGTACCCGAAATTAAATCAATTAATACTATTGTAACTATATCAGTATCTCCACCAAATGTTAATGTAGCTAATCCTGTTTCTACATCAAATGAACTAATTGTTCCTGTAAACTCTTCATTATCAGCATCTTTAATTGTTATTATTTCTTGTTCAAAATCTAATAACACTAAGGTGTAAAGAGGGTTAGATGATGTTAAACCACCAGTTGAATTATCTGAAAATGTTATTTCATTATCGTTATCTATTAGTGTTACAGAACCTGCTTTTATTTTTTCACCAAATACTGATTGAGGTATTTTTACTATTTGAGCAGATGAACCTAAATTTCTTTCTTCAGATATATTACCAATATTTTTTACTTTACCAATTAATGTAAAAGTATTTCCTATATTAGAATAATATTTTGATTTAAGACTTGTATATAAAGGTGATGTATAAATAGTAGAACCATTTACAGTTACATTATTAGCAGAACCACTATCAAAAGAACCACGAGATTCTTCTTCAGCCGTAATTACTGCGTAATCATCTTGAGTAACTGTCCAAGATTTATGAACTTGGAAAGCTCTTTTACTTACATTTGATTTTGGAATTGTTTTTAACATACCGGTATTACTCCTCTATATAAATATATGGAAACAAAAAACCCCACTCGTGGTGGGGTTTCTTAAACGTTAAGTTCTTTTAGAAATCAAGTTTAACTTTTATTAATACTTCTTTATCAAATGATTTAGGAATTGGTTGTGATGTTTTAGCCACCGCAATCGTTTCGTTTGCATCATTTAGTAATCCAACAGTTGTAATAAATGTTCTTGGGTCTTTTTCAAAAGTTGATTCTGCAAATGAACCATCTGAACCTGTTACGAATGTTGGGTTATTAGAGAAGTTATATTCTCTGTTTGTTGCTCTTACAAAGTAATGTGAAGTAGAAACATTTTCTGTTCTTCTTGCTTGGAAATCTCCACCACCTCTAATTGCCTCATGTAATAAGAAATGATTTTGTCCTTCTCTTGTAATTCCTTCATATATACTAGCACCACTATTAGAACCACTATCTACTGATGTTCCAATTGTTTGATGAATTGCCGTTGGGTTAAGAACTATGATTCCTTGGTCTGGATAGAATTTACCATATCCTCTACCATTTGAATCAATTAAAGAATTTATAGTAGCTTCTGATTCAGTACCTAAGTTTAATGAACCACTACCTACATTAAATATTCTTCCAGCCTTACCAACTGAATCTGAAAATTTCTTTCCACTATTATCAATGAAGTTAAATGTTTGATTAGAACCACTTAATATTACTGACCAGTTTCCTGCATCCATTTTCTCTTTGTAACGGGCACGAGCTACATTGATTATATAGATATCATCCGATTCGTGTCCATCTTCTGTTGAACCTGAATAGAATTTAAATTTATCATCTCCTTGGTCTAAAAGTAATTGTTTGTATTGAGCATAAGTTGCTTTACTTGCCAATGTTGAACTATCATCGTTAGTTAGGGATACTGAACCACTTCCGAATTTATGTCCATAAGCAACTGCATATTGAACATCTCCTGCAGATTCGTTATATACATTTACATAGTAGTTTAAACTTGCGGCTGATTGTGAAGAAGAAGTTACGAAAGTAGATAAACTACCAGTATTACCTGTCCAAAGACCAGTTGTTACAACTTCTACTTTACCATTTACTTGGTCAAACTCTCCAAATCTTTTATAGATACCATTTGTGATTTGTCCACCACTTGCACCTAACTTATCTCCACCAGTTAAATACTGATTTATAATTGTTGTTAATTGTTCTGATGTAAGATTTCCTTGATTAGCATCTAAATAGTTTGCCAATTCTTGTGATAAATTTACTCCAGCTTGTCCTTGTATTGTTGCCATATCTCTTTATCCTTTATTAACTTGGTTGTACATATGTAACTGTTACAGGAATAGTTTGAGAACCACCTGTTTCATTACCATATACTGTTATAGTTGTTTGTGTTGTTTGTGTTATATTTGGATTCGGAATAAATGTAAATTGTAATCCCGTCTCTATTGCTGCAGTTGCAGTTATTTCATCTCCTAAGAATGTTGGTGTTGAACTAGCTCCTGCCGATAATCCACTTCCTACAATCGAACCTGCATTCTTATTAGAAAGAATAACAGTATATCCACTTTGTGTATTACCACTTGGTGAAGTAGTTGGGGAAAGTTGAACTTGGCCTGAGTTCTGATTTACAGTTATAGAAGGTACACCAAATTCTACTTTTGGAATTTTTGTTGTTCCTTTTGGTAAAGTCACCAATTTATATTTTAAGATTTGAGTTTCATCTGGTGAAGCCTCAGTAATCGGAATCGCTTTGATTGCCGCATCATAATATGCACTTCCTTTTGGATGTGCTGGTTCGTAAAGTGTGTAATCTACCTCATCATCACCTAGTGCGAATTTTGAGATATTTAAACCTTCACCAGATGCTAATTTCTCTCTACCCTTTTTGGTAAGAATTGCATCTACTGTTATTTCTGTGTTATTTAAATAAGCCATAATTAAATTTTCCTCTTGTTATTCAATATATAAATATAAGTATTTTATAAAAATATATTATTTCTAATCTTTTATTCGTTAATCAACTTCTAAAATTGGTTCTCCACTACCTCTTCCACTATCAGAAACTCTCAATGTATTAGGATTCGTAGTAAATGTTACAATAGGCGAACCACCATCTAAAGTTGTTTTACTTGTTTGTGATGAACCTTTAAAAAATGAATTTTCTAATCCACTTGTTAAATCACCAACGTTACTATAATGTGTTTCAAAATTACCATCTAATGGAGTAACTTGTACTATATTTCCTGCTACGACTGGGTCGGTTGTTTCAAGTCCATCTGAACCTGTGAATGGTAATATATTTACAATTTGTTTGAATTTAGTTATAGAAACAAATTCTCTTCCCAATGATTCATCACTTGAATTTATATTCTGTGGTACATCTTCTAAATAAGATTCTTTTAATAAAAATACTTTTACTCTATCTTTTACAAAATTATTATTTTTATCTAATCGTGTTCTAATAGAATGAGAACCACTTCCATATAATCCAAATCCTAATCTTGATAATGACTCAGCACCCATTCCTATTTGTTGATATGCAGTTGAATCATACGCACCTTGTACTGAACCGGTGAATTGTGCATCTATACTAATACTAATACCACCCATATCAGAACCGCTATTTACTGTGATAAATCCTGACTGATTTATATCATCAGAAGCTGATATCTCTGATTCATATACATCATATGAACTTGTAACAATTACATCATCTGATGCTGTTACTTCTGCATTAAATGTATTTGTATTACCAACAAGAGAAACTTCTTGTGATGAAGTTACACTTGCTAATATCATATGATTATCAGAAGTAATAGATATATCTTCTTGAGTATTTACTTCACTACTATATTGATTGTTTTCTGCAGTAGTTGGTTTTAATTCTAATTTACTTCTTTCAAGTATATGTGGTTCAATTAATAATCCACTTATTGTTTTTGCTCTACTTGGTATAAGTGATTCTAAAGTAGTAAATAATGATTTATCAATATATCTAACCAACTGTATGTACTCTTGGAAATTTAAATTATATCTATCAAAATAATAATTTCTAAGATTTTTTAGTTTAGTATATGAATCTTTATAATCATCACTTGGGTCTCCAATGTAATCATCTATACTAAATGAACCAAGAGATTTCATTATATCCATATTGATTTCTTTTATAGGAGAAAAGAATAATCCTAATTTATTAGAATCAATAGGAGATTGGTCGTATGATTTTTTAGTTGCTCTACTTCTATAATTTAAATTAGATTCTAATGTTTGTGTTTCAAATCTAACTTTATTTCCAAAACTAAAACCTGTTTGTGGAACTTTAGCAGTTACTGTTCTTTCGTATGGTTGGTATTGATAAGGATAATCAGATACACTTAAAAAATTAGATGCAGTTACAAACGGCTCGTAAGTGTTTATAACCGAAACATTTTTTATTTCAGTATCAGCGTTTCTATCTTTTGGATATTCAAAATCCAATCTTAAAATTAAATCATCTGTTGATGAAGAAACATGGTTACCATCAATTGCATCAGGTAGTAATGTGTGATTAGTAACTACCGATTCACTCAATGGAGATGTCCATAATCTAAACTCATCTAATGAACCAGTTAATGTGTTTCCACCAATATATAATTCACTTCCACTATCCCATGCCTTTGTTGTGGTTGTAAGTATCGTACTTACTTCATTTCTGATTCTTCCTTGAAATCCTTCTTTAACATATAAGTTAAAATTATCAGATGTACTTCCACTTTCTCTTGAAACTACTATTTGAGTATATTCTTCATTAAATAAAGGAGTTACTGCTGTACTTGCAGATTCTTCACCTACTGTTAACTTTACACTTGCAAGTGAACCTGTATTTTTTATAATATCTAAAGACCAATTTGATGCACTTATTATTTGTTGGTCTTGTTGTTGATTCGTATTTACTCTAACCTCAACTGCGTTTGGAAAAGTTGATGAGTATTCTTTCCAAGGTACTATAATAGAAGAACTACCACTAATATTAATTGAACTAGTTCTATCTTCAAATGTAAAATCACTTGTTGCACTTTCACTAGATACATCTTGTGGTCCACCAAATTCCATTATAGTTAATAATGATGCAGGTACACCATAACAACTCATTGCAGCGTGTATTGCTCTTTTTGTACCTTTTGTTTTTAATAAGTAAGGTAAGTTATTTAATATTCTTCTCCATATTTCTTGTTGTCTATCTTTACCACTCATTTCAGATGCCTGTGTACCATCCGAGTTCTTTCCAAATGCATATTCCCAAAGTAGTTGTGATTTAACTCCCATATCAGCATCGAATCCTAAAGATTCTAACATATGATAAATTAATTCTGAATTTATACCTCGTTCAAATTTATGTTCTGATTTCTTAGATTGAGAACTTGCCTTTATATGTGAATAGATAACATCAAAATGTTGGCCAATCATATCAAAGAATAAAATAAAATCACTACTATTATTATCATCTTGAAGATGTTGTGGTAAATTATTTACAAATCTTGAAGAGTTTGTTGTATCATAAGTTGATGCATTTTCATAAAGTGAGTTATACCAAGAACTTACATCAGAACTAGATGATAATTCATTACCACCTGCACCAGGATATGTTATTCCATCAATTGATGATGAGGTATATAAGAATTTTTCAAACGAATCAAATCCTTTTTTAAGATTGTTTATTTTTCCAAGAGTTCTTTTTGATTCATTTTGAATTGCAATTGAACTTGTTACCGAACCTGTAATTTGTGTTGATGTTCCACTACCGAAATCAATTAAACTACCTGATACTAAACCATTATATTTTGTTTCGTATGATTCTATAAGTTGTACTTTGTAGAAGAAGTTAGCCACTCTTTCTTTTGCTGAGGAGTATTTTACAAATCCTTTCCAGTCTATCTCGTAGTTTTCATTACTTTCTACATATGTACCAGATTCATCTTCATTAAGTTGAGTTGAAGAAGTAACAAAGTTTATATCTAAATTATCTAATGAAAATTCAGATGATGAAATAAATTGACCTACTACTTCATTAGAGGTAACAGAGCCACTCGCTACTAAATCATCTAGTATCTGATAACCAATATCATCTCCAACATCTAAAGTGAAGTTAGGAGTTAAAGGCTTACATTCTTTTGTTATATCATCTACAATTGTTATTTGGTCAATTATAGGAATGGATTGTATTTTAGAAATCCATAATTTATCATTTCTACTTATTTGACTTGGAAGTGGTTCATAAAGTTTAAGAACCAATGCCTTTTCTTCATTTATCTTTACGTTTTTATTTCGTTCTTCATCAAATTTAAATTCAGATAAGGTTTCTGTATCAACTGCATATGTTGCAATTAATTCATTTTTACCATCACCCAAGTGTAAGTAATGAGATAAAAAAGGATTTGTTGGTTCATCAAATATAGTGTTATCTAATACAGAAACAAATGAGTTTCTTAAATCAGATATTACATTATCTCTCCTAAGTGTTAAATCTCCTTTATCAAATATTATATTTATTTTCTCATGTCTACCAAGTGTAACAGAATCTCCTTCTAAGTTATATGGTAAAAGTGAAAGTTGTATTTCTTCAATATCTCTATAACCTTTTGATTTAGTAGAAGATGCGTACATTTTCTTAAGAACATCTTCTACAATAAAGTTTGCTTTAGTAGTTGGTCCAAACTTTCCTAAATATTGATTTTTTTCTATCTTTCCACCAGCATATATTTCAATGTAATTTGTATTTACGGATTGCCAACTAATTTCAAATGGAACATTATATCCTTGAAAATCAGCTCCCTTAATTGTATTTGGGAAATTTATAATAGTAATATCAGGACCAGGTAAATATTCTTTATTAATAACATTAACATTTATTCTTATCGAATCACCACTACCATTTGATTTTGAAACTGGTTGTAAGTATATTGTATAATTACCTACTCCATTATAAAAATCAGATTTTGTTAATAATAAACTACCACTTTTTGATAAACTTCTTGTTGTTTTACCTAAAGTATAAATTACTTCATCTGCATTACTACTTCTGTATGGTATCTTTACATCCTCTTTTGATGATATGTTAATTTCTACATTTGTTAAATCAACAACTAGTGATGGTTTAGATGGAGCACTTATTACAGTTATTTTAGAAGTTTTAATAGAAACAGATGTTTCTCCGAGCTGAAGTTCAACTCTCTTATCTAAACATTTGTTTGTCTTAGGTGAACGATTAGTTGGTTCTATTACAGAGTAAGTTATATCATGTGTTGTTTGAGATATACCATTACTAAAAAAATCTACATATGGAATTTCTCCCTTAACACTCGGTTGATATTTAAGTAGTAAATCATCTTCCTCTAATAGTTCTCCTTTAGCACCCCAAGAAGTTGTATAGATTATATCATTATCGTTAGCTAACTCAGTACTAATTTTAATTGAGTATAATTCTTCTGCAGGAGTTTCAATTATTTCTTCACCAGCTTCAAATGTAAATGGTAAATCAACAATGAACGCAAGTCCAAAATTATTTATACTTTCTATATTTAGTAACTTACCATTTTTTTCTACATAAAAGGTATAGTTAACATAAACCACTTCTCCGAGTATAGGATTTGCTTTTACTAGTTCTTCTTCTATTTTATCAAATCCTAGTGGAATGCCATTACCAATTTTTATTTGTTCATCTAATCCAATGACTTCAAAATCATCAAATACAAGTGGTTTTATATCTGAAGCTGTTGTTCCTTTTGTTGAATAAACTTTGTAAGTATCTTTAGATGTTTTGTTATTTGTCTTTACAGTATATACTCTAGGTGTTAGTAATTGTGGTCCTGAAAGTATTTCGTAAGTTGGAGTGTTACCTGCTGAATTTGGATTTCCTTCCATACCAGAGGATTCTATACCATTTATACAAATCTTTGCATTTTTTTCAGTAGAAGAAATATTTACTCTTAATGCCTGATAGTTTGCACCATAGGCCGTTTTTAGAAAATCATATGATTCTAATCCTGGTGTAGATATTACACCTGATGTAGAAACTTTAGTTCCATCTTTAGTTGTAGTAACAGGACCTTGAGCTTTTCCCGAACTTATTAGTGCTCTATCAGATGTGCCTCCACCAGATACAATTGGAATACCTTTGTTTTCAACAACTTCATCGGTAAATCCCTTATCAGTAGAAATTCCCCTAACACGCTTTCTTCCATATGTGTTTTTCTCTGCCATTATCTAAAAATCCTTGTATCTATTAGTATTTCTTCTGATGTAACTTCTCCATTTGGTCCTGTACCATATACAGTTGTAAGTTCTTGTCCACCCTCAACTGAATCATATTTTATATCAAGATTAGAACCTCCACCACCAATCGGAATATCGGATGCACCACAATCTCCTAGTTCAACTATTTTTATATTTTTACCAAGGAATCCTAGCGGTGGTACAACCGAATCTTTCTGTGCACAAAATTGAATTGAATCACCTGGTCCCATTTCCTCACTTATCTCTAATCTATCACTATCGTTCATGTATGATACCTGTACACGATTCACTTGACCTAGTCCTTTATAATCATCTTGTATAAATAAATTTGTTACTATATATTGTTTATAAATATTTTCAATTGGTCTTACTTTTGCATATTCTCGAATATCTCCATCAAATGTTATACTATCTTTTTGAGCTCTTATTTTTATTGAGTCATATTCTACTCCAACTTTAGATTGAGATACTCCATTTTCATCTATATAATTAATAGTACCTTCAAATGACCAAACATAATATATTTTATTAACACTTGATATATCTTCATATTTACAAGAACCATCATCTATTGTAGCCAATGGATTGTAGTTTAAAGAAGTTGGGTCTGTACATCCTGATATTGATTCGTATCTACATGAACCATCATTTATATTTGCATTTGGATTGTAGTTTAAAGAAGTTGGGTCTGTACATCCATACACATCTCCTATTATTTCATCAGGTTCAGTTGTATCATATATTGATTCTGATGTTGTTGTTTTTAAAATAGTTTTAAGTTTATCAATTGTTATTTGTTGTTCCTTTGTTAGAATATTATTTTGTTGAACATCTCTTTTAGGTAAATAAAAATCAATACAAGAAATTATACTCTGCTCAATATCTCTTTGTAATTCTGATATTGATAAAGTAATACAACTTGTTTCATCTTTAATTGGTTTACCATAATTTATATCTGATATTTTCCAATTTCTGTTTTGTGAATAGTAAGTCATTGATTCAATAACTTTACTTCTAACTCTATTGATGAATACTTCAAAATTTTCTATTTTAAATTCTTTTTGAATTAACTTAATATAGTTTTCACCATCAGTAATTTTTCCTTTTATACTTTTAAAATTAGAAAATATTTTTTCAAAATCTAAATTATTAACATAATCGGTAATATAATAAATTACATCATCTCTAAATGATTGATTATCTACAAAGTTTGAATATCTTTTTTCTAAATCTGTATTTAATTTAGTTGAACGATTTGGTAATATTCTTATTTCTGTTCGTGATGGTGATATTTCATGTATCCATAAATTGTTTCCATCTAAAGAATCTACTCCAGCTCTCCTATTTAATAAGGTTACTTGAGTTTTAAAAATACCATTAGAATATCCCGCCTCTCTTACAAGTTTTTCTATATCAACTATAAATTCAGAAGTTCCATTCTTTTTGGTAGTTTCTAAACTTTCTGTTAGAATAAAGTAATCTTTTATATTTACATCATCTATACTAATGTATCTTGATAATTTTCCATCATCTCCTTGAGGTAGTTGGTTATCATTTGAATCATATAATATAAATTCAATCATATCAGAACACCCTAGTCCAAAGTTAGATTTAGATATTTCCTTTTCAAATATCTTTCTATCCTCAGTTTCTACCAAGTATCCTTTTCTATCAATTATATTTTTAAAATCCTGTATTGCCATTAGTTACCTTTACCGCCGTTTTTAACTTTTCTATAAAATCCAATTGGAATATCAAATACATCTTCACCAATTGTAAGTTTTAAATTATCAGTAAACCATTTTTTTCTACCACCAAATGAACCACCTCTAAGATTTCTTATTTTTGATGCACTCAATGTTGCAACACCAGGAGTTTCTCCACTTCTTGCAGCGATTGTTCCTGTTGCTTGAGAAAAAGCAAATACAGGATTTCCACTATATCCTGTTTTTGGTGCTACTGTTAATGACCAATTTAAAGGTTCTTCTGTTAAATTATAGATATTCATTGTTTGACCATTTGGCCAACCACTACTTTTTCTTTGTGATTTAAATATTATTGCACCATTGCTTGCCATTTCAGATGGTGAGTTTACTGCATCTTCAGGTACTTTCCATCCAGAATTACGAGTTTGTCCGAATCCTCCTGGTAAACCTGTTATAGATAATGCAGCAATTGTAGCTTGTGATTCTTCTTCAGCTTCTTCTATCTGGTCTTTTAATTTAAGTTGTTCTTGTAAACTTAATTTCTGTGCCTGTAAACCTCTTACTTGAGCTTCAAGAGATACTCTTTCAATTCCCTCTTTAGTTCCTTTTATAATTGAGTTCTGAAAATCTGAAAGAAGTGATACATAACGAGTGTTTATTGCAGTTGAATTATTTTCTGCTGCAGCTCTCTGTATTTCAACTGAATCTAATAGTTCTAATAATGCTTCTAGTTCTGCAGTAAGTTTTGTAGTTACTCCTACTTCTTCTTCGTATAATTTTCTCCACTTAGCTACTTGTTTTCTTAAATCTTCTATTTCAAGTAATTTTGCATCATATTTTGATTTAAGAATATAAGGTCCTTTGTTTGGTTTTTTCTTTTTTATAAGTTCATCAACCTTTACATCAAGTGCCTTTTTTAATTCATCTTCATTATATTTTGGTTTTTCAACATAACCACTTGTTTCTCCTGCAAAATCAGTTTGGTTTTCATTTGGATTAACTAATTGTGGATTTGCTAAATCTTCTTTTGTTTTATCAAATTTTCTTTTAACTGATGAGGATAGTTTAGGCTTTTTTTGTTTTCCATCTTTTTTAGACACAAGAATATTACCATTAGAATCTTTTCTAATAGCAGTTGAACCTTTCTTAACAAGTTCATCTATTCTAAATCTATCCTGTAATCCCATTTATTTATTCTTCAACAATGAAAGTCAATTCTTTATCAATAAAGTATTCAATTACACCATCTCTATTTGTTTTTATTTCAATATAATAGTTTCTATTAATTTCCCAACTATCTAAATTTAATTTAAAGTAATTACCATTTGAATCACAACTAACTTTTGTATAATCACTAAATGGAACTACAACTTCGTGTGTAATTGCATCTTTTATTTGATAATATGTTGTAGATGGTAAATAATATACATCTGTGTAAGCATATTCGTTGGTGTAAGTTTTAAGAGGATATTTTTCTCTACCAAAAACTCTAATTGTAGGTTTACTTCCTCGCTTATATATACTTTTTAATCTTTTAAAAGTTACATTAATATCATCAGATGTAAGTTCTGTTAATGAACCAGTAGAGAATGAAGAATCATCCCAACCAATTCTTAGTTTAGGTTGGTATATTGTATTTGTTTCTTTTGAGAAGAATTTTAATTGTCCATAATCAGTTGTATTGTTTTCTAATGATGAATCGTGTTTTAATATAAATCCATTATTTGGTAATGAACCACTAATCCAAGCAGTTAATGGAGTAATAACGTTCATATTAATATCACTTGATTCGTAGTTAAATGATTGTGTAGCATAAGAACCGGTATACCACATACCACCTTTACCATTATATGAACCAGAACTATCCAAAGATGCAGAACCAGGTAACCAAGATGAACTGGTGTTTCTTTTATTCCAAGTTACACCCTCTGTTGATATTTCGTCAAAACGTGTCCCAATTCCCATATCCCAAGATTGTGATACTGCATAAGCATATATTGAATAATTTGTAGGTATCTCCATTGATTCACATTCATGAATAATTAATTCAGCAGAACTCATTGTTACATCTCCACTTACAATAGAAGAAGATAATTCTGTTGTGTTAAAGTGAATAAGTGACCTTGATACATCTTTTAAGTTACCGTAATAAACTTTGGATACTTCAAGTATTTCATCGAATCCTGTGTTTTGTTTTGGTTGTTGTAAATAAATTGTTGCATCTTTAGATGCTGTTACGAAATGATACATTATACAACTCTCCCTCTTATATCTTTGTTTGGAAACTTCACTTCAAATACAGAAGGGTCTAAAGATGGATAAACCATTTTACCTTTAGTTGCCTCTTGTATGTTATATGAGTTAGAAGAATAGTTTCCTAAACACTTGTTAGTAATTTCACATTTTGGTACAGATTGTACTCCTTCAATTCCTGCAATTAATAATTCTATTTCAGAAATGTTTATTGGCATATTAAAAGTCCAATTATCAATATCAAAGTAATTTGATAATTCATTTTGAACTCTTGTTAATACTTCTCTTTTATTATATCCACCATAAACTCTTATTTCAAAATCTACTCCGATATTAATAATAAATCCATTTATAATATTAATACCATCTGTTAATAATCTATATTCAGATAAATATGTTTTTAGGTTTTCTTTTATACCACGATTTAAACTACTTAATTGTTTGTCTTGATTATAACCAAGTAAATATAAATTTATAGCAAATGGATTGTTTTTTTCGTTTACAGAGTTCTTTTTATTTTTAAGAAACTTTTGTAATTTTTCTTTAATATCAATTTCACTATCTGATTCAGTTTCTTTTAATGATAAAACTAAATTAGTAAATTCTTCTAATGAATCAGGATTAGAAAGAATAGATGATGGTGAGTTATTATCTAATTCTCCATCAGGTGCACAATATGCTTTTGCAACCGCACCGTATTTAGATGGCATTGATAATGCTCTTACTTGATAATCTTTTCTTGTTACCGCTCTATTTTGAGAACCGAAGTTTGCTAATGCATTTTCTCTAATTTCTTCTATCGTATCTGCACCTTTACCACCAGTTGCAGCTTCTTCATTATCAACGGCTACTGAATTTATTGTTGTTCTATATAAACCTCTTTCTTCTGGTGTAAATGAATTTCTATCTTCATCAAAATCAATTGTTTCAATTTGTACTAATTCACCAACTCCAACATTTGATTCAATACCACCACCTACTAAATAAGACACTGTAAATTCACCAACTGGTGCCTGGCCATATGATTTTGTTTTTAAAAAATTAGAAGGGTCAAATGAATCCCCTAATCTATCAATTGAATTATTTAATCCCAATCCTACGTTTTTGAAATTTGGTATTAGAGTTTCATCACCTGATGTTGAGTTTCCTCCACCAAAAACAAGAGATGTAGAATTATTTTCATTTACCTTTGTAGTAAATCTACGAGATGTTTTTATTACCTTTAATACATTTGAAGCTTGTTCTTTAAATTGTGCTAAATCTTTATCAGTTATATCTGATGTTGGATAATCAACGTAAACCATTTCTTGTGCAAGATAAGGTACATTGTACCATTTGTTTCCATTAGAATCCCTTACATCGTAAATATCAATTATATTATCATTTCCTAATTCTATCTTAGAAAACTGTTTAGGTGCACTACCAAAATCAAATGTTATTTTTTTCAGTTCGGCAGATATTGCCTTTACATATTTTTTTATAAGATATTGAGTAGGTGCTCCTTCATTTGAATTATATACACTAATCTCTCTATCTGTTGAATCTGCAAAATCTAAAATTTCAGTACTTCTGAAAATAGTTCCTGTTTCACTTGCTCTTACAGACATTCCTTCTTTTATTCTAAGATAATATTTTGAATCTGGTTTAATTTCATCACCTGTTCCTGTTGATGGAACTACTTGGTAAACTGCCAAGTTAGTTATTGCTGGAGAACTTACCTTTGGTTTATATCCTAAGTATTCTGATAATGCTAATACATTCTTCTTATCTTCTGCATATAACATCATTGATTCTTTCAATGAATCATCTACATAATATGATAACACATCACCAACATAAGATGCCATTTCTATGAACATCATACCTGGTGAGGATTCATTAAAATCAGAATAAGTTTGTGGAAAATATGTTTTTGCGTAATCAATTAGGTTTTCTCTAAAACTTGAGAAATCCTTATTAAGATATTTTATATCTCTTCCCTTATTACTTTTAAATGATGAATTTAATGCCATTTATTTTATCCCTCTAATGTAAATGTTACTTCTTGTGATTCAAATTGACTACCGATAGTAAAAGATATACTCATTTCTGCTCTATGTTTATCTTTCATTTCATCAGTCATCTTAACATCAATAGAATCAATGTTTATATATGGTAACCAAGAATTTACACTATTTGTTATTGTTTGTTCTAACTTAGTTGATAAATCATCAGTAAGTTGTTCAAATAATAATTCATGTAATCCTGTTCCAAAGTTTGGTTGAAATATTCTTTCTCCCTTTCTTGTCATCAGTAAATTTTTTAAATTACTTTTTGCTTGTTCAAATGAATTAAATGCCTGAGAAAAATATCCTGTATTACCTCGTTGTACAGGCAAAGTAATACCATACGCAAAGTTATTAAACTCTTTGGTATCCTTTACTATTTTTTTATCAAGAATATAAGCCACTATTTACTCCCTATCTTTTAAACTTTTTTACAAGTTCTGAATTATCTCTATTTAATATTTTATCAAGACCAGGTAATCCTGTTCGTACACCAAGTCCTGTTTTATTTGGTTTTGTTGCAACATCACCATATCCCATTTTATGAGCCATCTGAGTTCTTAATCCTCCAACTCCAGCTCCAGCTCCTTGAGAAGTAAACTCAATAGTTTTATCCATACTCTCTTGGATTGGTTGTTGTTGTGGTAGATTATCTAGTACTGATTTACCACCACCTGGTGTTCCACCACCTGCTCTTTGTGCTTTTGTAAATGGCTGTGTTTGGTTTAAAACCTCATTCAATATTGGATTTTTTGAAAGTTGTTTTGTTGGTGCCTGTCTTTGTTCCTCAAGTGCAAGTTCTGCTTGTTCAAATGGGTCTACCACATCCTCTACAACTACTTGCGGAGAGGGAACGCTGACTACACCTCCCTTC